GTAAGGCTTAACAGACTCACCTGACCGCGTATTCGATGAGCTAGAAGTAACCGCAATGGGTGACTCATCACACAAGTTCGTTAAGGGTTTAGAGTCATCAACAGTGACAATCGACTTCCTCAATGACACAGCATCTGCAAATGTATTGGCAACACTACAAGCAGCCTGGGGTACAACTGTCACAGCAGTATTCCTACAGGAAAAGGGAACAGCAGTATCTGCTACTAATCCTCTTTACACTGTCTCACTACTAGTGAACAACACAACAGACATCAATGGTGCTGTTGGTGACATTGGCACACAGTCAATCACATTTACTGCTAACTCAACTGTTGCAGTAACCACAACAGGCACATTCTAAAAAACTAAACAAAGGGGCAAACCATGGCAAGACTAAAGATAGTTCGACAAGATGGAAGTGTACTAGAAGGCGAGATCACTCCAGCAGTGGAGTATGCGTTCGAGCAGTACGCTAAAAAGGGCTTCCATAAGGCGTTCCGCGATGAAGAAAAGCAGAGCGATGTCTATTGGTTAGCATGGGAAGTAACACGCAGGTCAGGTGAGTCTGTTAAGCCTTTCGGTATGGATTTCATTGAGACACTTAAAAGTGTCGAGGTGCTTGATTCAGACCCTTTAGCTTAAAGCGCGATCTTCCATTCACCTATCTAATTGCTCGCTTGAGCATTAGATTGGGGATTGCGCCACAGCAGTTATTAGATCTAGATAAGACCATGCTCGATGCATTAGTGCAAGGGCTCAAGGATGAAGCGAAAGAGGTGAGCGATGCGAGTAAAAGTAGAAGGCGTTAAGCAAACTCGCAAGGCTATCCGCCAGTTCGCTCCAGATCTAAACAAAGAATTGAACAAAGAACTCAGAATTGCACTAGCTCCTATTGCTAAAAAGGCTAAGGGTTTTGTGCCTTCTGATTCTCCTATGTCTGGTTGGGCTGGTCGCTCATTTTCCGAGGCTAAGTTTCCTATTTATAACGCTAGTACTATTCGTTCTGGCATTGGCTTTACTACCAAGCAAGGCAGAACTACTAAGTCTGGCTTTACTTCTAATGCCACAATCTTTAATAAGTCTGTTGCCGGTGCTATCTATGAAACAGCAGGTAGAGCCAATAATGGACAAGGGCAACCTTGGGTCGGCCCTAAAGCAGGTGGAACTTCTAAGAAAGTAAGCCGATCTAATAACCCTAATGCTGGAACTAAGTTCATTGAGAATCTTCCACCATTGACCAGCAGCTTGAAGGGTCGAGGTCGCTTGATTCTTAAAGCATGGGCGCAAGATCAGGGCAAGGCTTATGGCGCAGCGATCAAGGCAATCGACAAAGCAGAGCGCAAGTTTTATGACAGATCTAAAACTACTACCTTTAGTAAGGCTGCCTAATGGCTATAGATATTAACATTGGCTCGAAACTCGATGGCAAAGGTTTTAAGCAAGCCGACACAGCGATCACTAAACTAAACAAAAGCACTAAAAGCCTTACTCGTAATCTGGGCTTGGCACTTGGCACAGCTGCAATTATCTCCTTTGGTAAAGCATCTGTTAAGGCTTTTGCAGAAGATGACAAAGCAGCCAGAGCATTAGGTCAGACTCTTAAGAATCTAGGGCTTGCTTATGGCTCAAATGCAGCCACAGTTAATGGCTTTATCTCACGCCTAGAATTACAAACAGGCGTGCTTGATGATGAACTTCGTCCAGCCATGGATCGCTTATTGCGTGCCACAGGCGATGTTACTAAGTCTCAGGAATTGCTAGGACTTGCCTTAGATATTGCAGCGGGTACAGGCAAGAGCTTAACTCAAGTGAGCCAATCGCTCCAGAAGGCATACCTTGGGCAGACTCAGGCATTAGGTCGCTTGGGTGTAGGACTTACAAAGGCAGAACTCACATCTTCATCATTCGAGGAAATCCAAGCGCGCCTATCGACACTCTTTGCAGGTCAGGCTACAGAAGCAGCTGATACCTATGCAGGTTCATTGGCTAGACTAAGTGTTGCAGGAAATAACGCCAAGGAAACTATTGGCAAGGGTCTAGTCGATGCTTTTGTGACTGCATCTAACTCATCTTCAATCGATGACTTAATCAGTAAGATTGATCGAGCAGCTGAATCAATAGCTGGCTTCTTGCGCGAAACTGGAAAGTTCATCCAGATCACTAAAGACATTTTCAAGAATCCTAGTTTCTTTGCACCATCTGGCGGTTTATTCGGTGAGGGCAAGGGCTTTGGCAACATCTCAATGACTGTATCCTCACAGGATACTCAGCGAGCAGATGCTATTGCTAAAAAGAATGCAGCTGCATTGGCTAGACTTACAGGGGTTCAAGCCGCTAATCAGGCAAAGATCCTCAAGGATAAGCGACTACAAGCAGCAATCGACAAGGCTAACCTTGCTCTCAACAAGGGTAGCGAAATCTTTGATATGGACAAGATCCAGATCGCAGCAGCTCTCACATCTCAGGCTGAGCAACTAGGCAAGGCAACTAGCCAATCCCAGATTCTCCAGATTGCCAATGACACAGCGCGCCTAAATGTCAAGCGTTCGATCCTTGCACTAGAAGATGCTATTGCTGCTAAGGATGAAGCAGCCATTATCGCTGCAACAAAGAAACTCAATGAGGATATGAAAATCCTTGGTGCGCTTACAGGACAGAATGTAAAGCTTGCAGATATTAAGTCAATCCTTGATAGCCTAAAGCCTAAAGATCTCATTGATTTATCAAATCTTGATGCAGCATTAGCCAAAATTGCAGATATGTTAAAACTGTTGTCACTTGCTAATACCCAGGCTAAAGCAGCAATTCCTACCAGTGCATCTTTAGGATCTGGAATCCCGTCCGGAGATTACATCGCGCCTATCTCCACAACAGGTGGATCTATTGACGCAATTTTGGAATATGCACAAGCAGCATCCGCTCGCGCTAATGCTTTTGCAGATCTCTTGGACATGGAGAATGCATCGGCTGCAAGTCAGATGGCTTCCACCATTGACCTAGAACAAATTGCCCGATCATCACTTCTTCAAGGTCTTTCAGGTGGTGCAGGTGTAGCAGGTGCGGTTAGTGGTTCACGCTATGCAGCACAAGCTGCTAATGCTTACAACATTACAATTCAGGCTGGAATCGGTGATCCAGAGGCTATTGCTAGAGCTGTGGAAGATGTTGTCCGTCAGTCCTACCAGCGTGGCACAAGCGCAACAGGACTTCTTGCAGTATGACATGGCTTCCAGAATGGCGTATTACTGTAGGCACTACTGTCTATACCAATGTAACCGCTGTTAGTGTCACTACTGGTCGCATCGACATCGATCGCCAATGCCAAGCAGGATATGCTCGGATGGATATCGTCAATTCAACCAATGCCCTCTTTGACATTGATGTTACCGATTCTCTGACTTTAGAGCTTAAAGATAGCGGTGGCACTTATGTGCCTGTGTTCGGTGGCACAGTTTCAGACTTTACGACATCTGTGAGAAGCCCAGAGGAAACAGGCTTTGTTACCATCGGCACAATCCTCGCAGTGGGTGCATTGGCTAAATTGCCTAAAGCCATTTACACAGCTGCTGTTGCTCATGATCTTGATGGCGTTCAGATTTCAACTATTCTTTCAGATCTTTTGGTCAATCAATGGCAAGAAGTAGCACCTACTCTTGAATGGGTTGATTACGATCCGACTACTACATGGGCTAATGCTGAGAATGTTGGACTGGGTGAGATCGATACTGGTTTATATCAAATGGATAACCTCAGCGCAGCTGATCGCAACACACAAACCTTAGTTCAGCAGATTGCAGACTCAGCACTCGGAACGCTCTATGAGGACAAGCAGGGGCGAGTCTCATATGCGGACGCGGATCATAGAAGCACTTACTTGGCAGCTAATGGCTCAACTGAGCTAGACGGCAACTACGCATCTCCAGCCAGTGTTAAATCAATCCTACAAATCGGCAAAATTCGCAACAGTGAGATTGTGCGCTATGGCAACGATTACGGAAGCACATACTCAGCCACAGACGATCCATCAATTGCCATTTATGGACGCTACCAGCGATCCTTTGACTCTAACATCCGCTATCTGGCAGACATCACAGACATTGTTAGTCGCGATCTAGCCTTACGCGCTACGCCTAGAACACAGCTCGACCAGATTACTTTCAGACTTGACAATCCTCTTATGCCAGATGCCCTCAGAGATGACCTTATAAACCTTTTCTTTGGTGAGCCAGTAGTTATTACTAACCTACCCTTTAACATGTTCGAGGGGTACTTCTCAGGCTTTGTAGAGGGCATCTCTATGAGAGCCACTCCAACCTTTGTGGACATCACTATCTATGTCTCACCTACAGACTTCTCACTTATTGCCCCAACATGGGAAACAGTAATTCCAACTAACACCATCTGGAGTGGCGTAAATGGTACACTACAGTGGTCTAAAGCGATCGGAGCTCTAACCTAATGGCAACAACAACCCCTAATTTCGGTTGGCCAGTACCAACCAGTACTGACCTAGTCAAGAATGGCGCAACAGCCATTGAGGGTCTAGGTGATGCAATCGATGCTTCATTGCTCGATCTTAAAGGTGGCACGACTAATCAAGTTCTTGCCAAGAACAGCAATACAGACATGGACTTTAAGTGGGTTTCTGACGCAACAGGTATGACTAATCCAATGACTACCACAGGTGACCAGATCTATGCATCAAAT